GAGCCGACTGAGGCAGAGGTCGCTGAGGTTATCGCTGAGGCTGAGGCTGTCGTTGAGGCGGAAATCGCTGAGCCGGTCGTTGCTTCGGCCCCCGCTCTTGGCGAAATCGCTAAGGCTGCCCCCGTGAAGTCCCGCCCCCGTCCCGCTGCTCCGGCCAAGAACTACCGGATCATGGGTCAGAATGGTGAGATTGATGGGTTCAAGGGTCTTGCTAAGGAAATGGCTGAGACTTGGAACTCGGGTACCGCAGGCGTGTACGGAAACCGTGTCCGTGTGGCCCGCATCGCCGCTTCTTACTCCGAGGATCGTGTCCTGTCCGAGATGGACGGGTCCGCAACCGAGGACAAGATTCAGGCTGTTGTCGCCGCTGGGCAGAACCCCGCTTCGTGGACGGAGAGCATCGTTGCCTCAGGCGGCTGGTGCGCCCCGACCGATGTGGATTACGGCCTTGTGCAGATCAGCGAGGCTGGTCGTCCGGTGCGTGACTCGCTTCCCGCTTTCGCTGCAACTCGCGGCGGGCTTCGGGTTGCGACCTCCCCGACCCTTGCGGACATTGTGACCTCATACGATGCGTCTGATGCCGATGCCGCCATTTCGGTTTGGGACAACGCAACTGACGAGGACCCCGATGGTGCGACCAAGGGCGTTCAGTCCATTGATTGCCCCGAGTTCACCGAGTACCTGACGCAAGCAATCGTGAAGCGTCTACGGTTCGGCAACATGGGTTCACGGGCGTTCCCCGAGAACGTGGCTCAGTTCAACGAACTGGCGTTTGCCGCTCATGCTCGCGTTGCGGAAACCATTCTTCTTGACGGGATCAAGGGCGCTTCTACCGCTGTGACTGTTTCGCAGTCGTTCGGTGCGGCCCGCGATCTTGCCGAGGCGATCAAGCGTGCGGCGGTTGCTTACCGCAGCCGTCACCGTGCCCCCGGCGTGGTGCTTCGTGCGATGGTTCCCCGGTGGATCACCACCCTTGGCGATGTTGACCTCATGCGTGGTCTGCAGAGCGAGGCCGCTTTCGTGGCTGAGGGCGAGTCAATCTTCCGTAGTGCGGTTGCTGTTGCGGGCGTGAACATCACGTTCTACGACGACACCCCCACCACCGGCGTTTCGCAGGTGTTCGGCGCACAGGGCGCTGGCGCTCTGAACCCGTTCCCCAGCACCGTGCAATGGGGCCTGTACGACGAGGGACACCACCTGTTCCTTGACGGCGGCACCCTTGACCTCGGCATCGTGCGTGACGCGAGCCTCAACAGCACCAACGATTACGAGACTTTCGTTGAGACTTTCGAGGGCCTCGCTCATCGTGGCGTTGAGTCGCTGTGGATCACTTCCACGGTTTGCCCGGACGGAACTTCGTCGGCGGGCATTGACGCCGAGGGCCTTTGCGCCTCCTGATATTCACTAAGACGTAGGAAGGTGGTGGATCGTGGCTGATCTGTCGTACATTACGGTTGAGGGGCCACGGTCCACCCCGCCTCGTCATAGTTTGGTTGCTTCCGCTGAGGAAGTGACTGATAATGACCGTTGGATCGCAGGTATCGCTTTTGATGCGATGGGTTGCGTTGATTACGGTGGGGCACAGTTTTATTGCCCTCCTGCTTCGGAGGAAACTCCTGAGCAGGACGCAAAAGATGAGTTCCCCGACAGTTGGGTTATTGAGTACCAGCCTTACACGCTTTACGCTGGCGATAGATGCTCACCGGCTACTTTCCGTAGTCGGGATTTCGTTGGTCGTGCTACTGCGGCTTACGAAATTGCTGAGTCTGCGGGTATGGCAAAGGAACTTTGGGAAGGAAACGTCGCTCAGGTTGCCGGTTTGCCGAATGCGTATTTGGCTAGTCCCGATGCCGATCTGATTTCAGGCGTTTTTGCCCCGTCTTATGGTCTTGTTGCTTTGCAACGAGAACTGGCAGAGGTTCTTCCGGGTCGTGCGATGATTCACGCTCCGAGGGACATTGCTTCGTTGTGGTATCAGGCTGGCATCATTCGCAAAGAAGGCCCGCTTCTGTTGGACGCTTTCGACAACCTCATTGTTGCCGATAACGGGTACAGCGGATCGGGTCCCAACGGCGATGCTCGCACCGATACGACAGCGTTTGTTTATGCGACTGACCCGGTTCAGATTCGTCGGGATAGCCGCATCAGCATTCTTCCTAACCCTGATGATTACGCGGCTGCGATGCAGCGCAACACGAACCTCATTGAGTGGCGTGCGGAGCGAATCGTTGCGGCCTACTGGAAGGGCTGCGCTCACCTTGCTATTGAAATTGATTTGTGTGAAACAGAATGTTCCACCGGTTCCTGATCTGCTATTATTCGCTTTGAACGATTTGAGGTAATGAACAAATGTCCGTTTGTGTAGGTTCTCTCCAAGTTTGCCGAATCCGTGTGGCTGGCCTCACGGCTGGTGGACTTCCCGACGCCGGTGAGGACACCGGCTACTCGTCTGACGCCATCATTCAGGCCAACGTGAACGTTGAGTTGGAGGCTGGCGACGACTTCGTGTTGAAGAACGGTTGTGGCAACCTTTGTCAGACGTTCAAGGACGTTGACCGTGTGAAGCGCGTCAACCTTGATATGGAGTTCTGCCAGTTGGATTCAGAACTCGTTGGTCTGCTTGTCGGCGCTGAAACGTTCTACGATCAGGCCGAGGCTGTTACCATCGGTGCTGCGCTGCCTTCTTCGACGGCTACGGCCCCGAACGGTGTCGCTCTTGAACTGTGGACGAAGGCGTGGGACAGCAACCAGCACGCCAACGCAAGCCTTATCGGTGGCGACGCCAACGATGTTCTTTACTTCCGTTGGTTCTTCCCGAAGGTTCAGTTCCAGTTGGGTCAGTTGACCTTGCAGAACGACATTCTTCGTATCCCGGTGACCGGTTACGGTCAGGAAAACGCCGAGATGCCCGCAGATGGCCCGTATCAGGATTTCCCGACCGCTGTTGTGGATGCCGGTGGCATCACCACCGCAGGCGGCTGGTTCCTTGATGACGAGATTCCCGAGGCCAACTGTGGCTACATTGAGGTTCCCACTCCGGCTTCCTGATAATCCGGGGGAGGTCCGGTGACTGTTCAACCGCGACCGTGGATCACTCTTGCTGACCTAACGGACGAAGATTATTCGGACGTTTTGTGTCCGTTGCCGGAAAGCGTCAATGACGTTGCGGCACAGGCAGGTATTGATATTGCCACCGCCGTTCTGTATGAAATGACAGGGCGGCGGTGGTCCGGTACCGCTGTCTCAATTGTTCGTCCTTCTGCTGAGGACACTTCGACGGACATTATTGTCCCCGGTTGGGTCGAAGGTTGGGGCAAGTTTGATGGTTCTACGGAATCTTGCACGCCTACACACAAGTTGGATTTGGGTTATTTCCCTGTCATTTCTGTTGATTCTGTGCGTATCAACGGCGCTGTAGTTTCTGCTTCTACTTACCAGTTGCAGGAACAACGGTATTTGGTGAGAACAGACGGGAATGATTGGCCTTGCACGCAAAACTGGCTTTTGCCTGCGACTGATCCGAACACTTTTGCTGTGACCATCACACATGGCATTGAGCCGCCCGAAGCGGGCAAATTGGCTTGTGCCGTGTATGCGGCAGAACTGGCGAAGTCTTTCTGCAATTTGGATTGCGCTTTGCCGCAACGCACCCAATACATGACCCGTCAGGGCATCTCAACGATCCTTATGGACCCCCTCAACGTTATTGAGCGGGGAATGATCGGGCTTCCTACCGTGGACGCATGGATCAAGGCTGTGAACCCACACAGGCGCCGTAAGCGGGCAATGATGGTTTCGGGTCGCAATGTTGAGGACCCGTATTGCCGTCCCCCGCTATCCGTTTCTCGTCTTGGGGTGGATTATTACGCTTATCCGTATCGGGAAGTGAATTGTTTCTGTGGCAGACCTAAGTTCTCTTGCGGCTGCGATTGAAAGTCGCGCCCAAGAAATTGTTGAAGAAGCGGCTCAAAACGCTGGCGGTCGTTTAGATCGTATTGCCCCTCGTTCGGGGGACAACATCGGTGAAACTCTTGCTGAAACGCAGGAAATTTCTGAGGTTCGCCAGCAGGGAACTTTGTTCAGCGTTGAAATCGCTTATACGGCTGAGTATGCGGAAACCACCGATCAGGGCGGCAGCGATTACTACTGGATTTTTCCGGTCGAAGCAGAACGCTTGGTTTTTGAAGGTACAAACGATTGGGCTGGAAAAATCATTTATACAAGTGCGGTTTTTCATCCACCCCAGCGTGGAACCCGGTGGTTTACTGACACAATGAAAGAAGATATTTGGCCTTCGGGTCGCTAAAACCGTGGGTTAGGATAGGTGCGTGAACCCGACTTACATTTGGGAATTGTCCCAAGAACTTTTTGATATTGCTGTTGCGGCGATTGATCCATCACGGACAGGTCAGGACGTTCCTGATCACCGGTTCATTCATCATGGGCAACCGGTGGTTGAGTTTTGCGACGGCGGCACTATGGCCCTGTGGCACACCCCCATTGAGTTTCGGCAAGTCGGGCGTTACGACGCCCCTCAAATTCAGACTGTTACAACTTTCAACGTTGATTTGTGGCGGTGTTGGCCTGTTGGAAATAATATTCCACCATCGCTTGAACGCATCGAAGATGCGGTTAGACTCTTGCAGATAGACGCTTGGTGCTTGATTGAAGGAATGCAATCCGGGCTGGCTCCTTTGGCCGCTTGCGAATTGGTCCAATATCAAGAAATTCGGGCGTTGGGACCTTTGGGGGGTATGGCCGGTTGGCGTATGCCTGTCACCATTGGTCTTTCAGGCAAGACACCTTCATTGTAAAAGGAGCCAATAATGGCAGACACTTCGGTCACTATTTGTGGCAACGCGACTAATGCGCCTGAACAGCGGTACACGCAGTCAGGTATGGCGGTTGCTTCGTTTGGTGTGGCGGTTTCGTCACGCAAGAAGAACGCTTCCGGTGAATGGGAGGACGGCGAAACATCGTTTTTTGATGTGTCGTGTTTCGGTCGTTTGGCTGAAAACGTTTCTGAGTCCGTTCAGAAGGGCAAGCGTGTTGTCGTCGCAGGCGTTTTGAAGCAGTCGTCGTGGGAAAGTGACGGCGGGCGGCGAACAAAGGTTGAGATTGTCGCTGACGATGTGGCGCTCTCAATGAAGTGGGACAGTTATGCAAATGATGGTGGGGCAACACCCAAGGTTCGTGCCGCCGCTATCGCCAATGATGACGAACCGTTCTAAGGAGAACGAAAATGGCTACAAAGATCAAGAATGACGCCTGCGAACTGCTTGATGACGGCAAGGTGCGTGTGACGTTTGGTGGTGCTTCCCGCACCCTTGAACGCCCGAAGATCGGGCAGATGAAGCGTTACAACGCCGATCTTATGGACCTCGCCAAGCATCAGAACGATGCCCGTGAATCGGGTGCCGATATGAACCTTGATGATGTTATTCAGGGGACGTTGGAATGGTGGACGCAGGTTATTGACGAGTTGAAGGGCGAGGACGAACTGCCTTGCCCGTCCGATCCTGACGAGTTCCCGATGTGGCTTATGAACTCTGACCTCATTGTGAAGGTTCAGGCTCATTGGCGGGAAGTCCCTTACATCTCTGGCGGGAAGTAGGGCGGAACCGGTCAGAGTTTCCTGAGTTGGGGGAGCCGCCCCCTACTGCCCTCGCTGGAACACCTTTTGAATGGTTCGCCTTGATTTATAGGCAATGCGCCGTCAATTTTGGGTGGACTCCCGCTCAGGTAGACGCTATGGAGGTTTGGGAGGTCGGTGCCGCTTTGGGTGCGGCGACCGGCGATTTGGAAGATTGGCAAGAGGATCGCGCCCGTTTAGAGGCTGAGTTGGAGCGGGAATCCGACACTCCGGGTGCTATGCCACAGAGAGTAAAATCCGGTAGGGACATTTTGGCGCAGAGGGTTGCTGCTTCGCGTGGCGAGGCACCTGACCCGGAAGCGCCTGTAATGCACCAGTTACAAATGGCGAGCATTATGAGGACTCTCGGTGGCAATTAGAGAAGAACTTGAACTTGATATTAGTTCTGCTCTCGCGAGCATCGAAGAAGTCGGTGCTGCGCTTACTGCTGTTGCCGACCAGTTCCGGCAGTCAATTTTCCAAGCGGTTGATGCTTTGGCTCAGGGTATTCCCGCTTTTCAAATTCCTGTTGAAGTTATTGTCGCAAGTAGTGATCTTGGGCAAGTTGTAAATCAAGGTTTGAGCGAAAACGATGGCGAAACTATCAATACCAATATTACTGGTGATACTTCGTCCGTCCAAGAATCTTTTGAGGATTCGTTACGAAACGCCGCTGCTCAACCTTTGGATTTGGCTCCTGCGAACATTGAAGGGAATTTGGTAAACGCAGAGCAACTTTCTTTCGATTTCTTCGAAGCGGCATCGGGCGGCGGCGAAACCTTAGAATTCAACGCTGAACTGCAACCCGAAATCAACTTAGAAGGAATTCAAGACAGCATCACTCAAGTTTTTGCTGAGCCACCGCCCATCGAACCCGAAGCGGATTTGTCCGGCGCTCTTGCTGATTACGATGCTTTTGTTGACCAGTTGAACAACCCGGTAGAGATTCCTGTAGCCGTTGATGAAGGGGCGGCAGAGCAAGCAGATAAAACCACGGAAGCGGTCAAAAAAACGGAAGAAAGTTTTGACGGTGCTGCCGCCGCTGTTGGCGCTTTAGCGGTTGGGGCAAAGATTGGTGTGTCTGCGCTTGCTTTGACTGCCGCCACCGCCACCGGTTTGTTTGTTTCTGCGGTGGAAGCAGAAGGCGCAGTTATTTCTTTCAATCAAACGCTTGGAGAACTTGCACCAGCGATCAGAAACGTTGACGTAAATGGTCTAAACACCGATTTGGGTGATTTGGCTATTCAACTTGGTTCTGATGACGAAGCGGCCCTCGGGGTTGCTCAACGCTTTGGGTTGCTTGGCATTACTGCCGGTGCCGCCGCAGACGACATTTCTACTGCGAATAATCAGTTGTTTGCGGTGGCAGCAAATCTTCGCGCCACAAATCCGGCGTTGGGAGAGTTGGACCAAATCGCTTCTCGTGCCGGTACTGCTTTTATCCGTGGTGGCCGTGCCGCTACCGCTTTGGGTTTGAGTTTGACAAGTCAAGAAATCCGGGCGCGTGCCGCAGAGCAAACAGGCAAAGAACTGAACTCCGCATTCACGCAGTTTGAATTGTTTGCTGCTGGCGCTTCGCTCGCGTCTGAACAATTTGGTTCTGCGATTGAACGCAACGTTGCTTTGGCGGCGCAAAACCCGATTATTGCGCTCAGCAACCTAAAAGTCCTTTTTGCTGACACATTGGAAGAATTCGGTAAGCCGCTTGTTGTTCCGATTCTTGCGATCCTTACAGATTTGGTTCCTGTTGCCACAAGCGTAGTTGGCGTGATTGGCGATTTGGCTTTGGCGTTGCTGCCGATTGCGGATCGTCTTTTTGAAGCGTTGGTTCCGATCACGACACAATTGGTTGATACTTTCAACAACTTGATTGACCGGCTGCAACCAACTTTTGATGCTTTGGCTGATGCGGTCGGAAATCTCGTGACCGCTTTTGAGCCGCTCTTTGATATTTTCGGTGGCGCTTTTGCAGGCTTGATCGAAGGATTTGCGTTTCTTGTCACGCCGGTCATTGAAGCATTTGCAGCCTTGACAGAAGCAACTGGCGCAGCGATACCAGTTGTTTTCTTGCTTTATCAAACCATTGAAACTCTAGGTTCTGCACGAGCATTCAAAACTTTGGCTCCCGCCCTATTTGGAATCATTCAAAACATTTACCAATACATCGCTACGGTTCAAACTGCGGTGATTGTCACCGCACCATATATCGCTGCTGCGGCTGCTTTGGCGGCTGCTATTGGTTTTTTGATCGCCAAAAGTCGTGAAACTCCCCCCGTTTTTGATGATGTTATTCAGTCTACGTTGGCTACCGCTTCTGCGATTACTGATGTTGAGGCAGCGGTTCTTGCGTATACGACTGCCCTAAGCGATTATGTGACCGAATCGGAAATTTTGAAAAATGAGAAGTTGGTAGAAGCACTTGCTGAAACGGGAATTTCGATTGAGCAATTTCAAGGTTTTGTTGAGGGTGGCTCGCAAGGTTTGAATGAGTTCTTGCAAGCCCTCGCCTCTATTAGCGACGGCGGGGTTTTGAGAAGTTATGCCGGTGGCGTGGAATACACCGCTGAACAAATTGCCAAGTTGACGGACGCTGAACGCGAAGCGTTATTCCTTACTCGTGATACAACCGGCGCAAGAAATACTATTGCTGACGAATACAATCGTTTGACCGGAAGTTATGGGGCGACTAACGAAGCAGCATTCAATTTGCTTGTCACCCAAAATCAACTTAGCGATCAATTCAGAAGGGACACGATCCAAGCCGTCACGAACGCCGAAACGGGACAAATTGATTACAAGGCTGCGATCCAAAGAACCAATGATGAAATAGTGAGGCAGAAACGTTCTCAAGATGAAGCGAATCTTGCTTCCGGTCAGGCCGCTGCCGATTTGCAGACTTTGGGCACGCAACTCGATTCTTACCGGCAGCAATTGGCGTTGGGTGCTGATTCGACAAGGATTTTGAGTGAGGCGACACTCGCTTTTGGCGGCGATGCTGAGGCTGCACAAAAGTTTGTTGACGATTTTACAAAAGAAGTCCAAGAGTTTACCGACACGGTTGTCGGTAACGTCCCTTCCGTCATTGACGCGTTTAGCGAACTGAGTCGCGAGGAAGGCGGTTCTTTTGCTGAGATTTCAGCGAATCTTGATAAAAATCTTCAAGATACGTTGAACTGGTCGGACACCTTGATTCGTCTTTCGGAAGAAAACCGTCTTGGTATTTTGCAAGTTGCGGCACAGGTCGGTGCTGAACGGACAGCGATTTTGCTAGAGGCGTACGGTGGCGATGAGGCAGAGTTGGACGCCCATTTGCAGCGCATGTTTGCCATTGAGGAAAATGCTCGTAACGAAGCCCGTATTGCTGCTGCGATTGCTTATGCAAGCCGTTTTGGTTTGGAAGGCGAGCAATTAGACGAATTGGCTAATCTGCTGCGTTTGAAAGCCCCGTGGCTTCCCATTACCCAAGAAGATATTGACGCTGCGCTTGGGTATGTCAAAGATAAACAACCTGAATTTGAAATCGAAACAGAGGTTTTGGCGCAGGGCAGTCGTGCCGGTTGGGATCGCGGATTCCGAGGTTTGGACGCATTTGACCCTGCGAACCCTCTTGCGGACCGTGTGCAAGAACAGGGTGAGGCTGCTGTCGCCACGGCAGAGGAACAGGGCGCTGCTGCTGGTACTGCTTATGTGGAAAGCGCAAGTGAAACTGTTGCGAACAACGGCGGGGTTCTCGCCACCAACTTTGCGGTCATTCTCGCCAACGCTTCAAGCCGATCAGAATTCTTTGCCCGTCTTGTAGGCATTTTTGCTGGGGCGCGAATCATAGATGGTTTGGAAGAAACACTTCAAAATGGTGTGCCGTCTTTGACGCAAACCGTGAACGATGTTTTGTTGCGGGTATCTGCCGATACGTCTTTTGCGTCGCTATACACCGGGTTTGTTATTGCGAGCGGTATCGGTAGGGGCGCTTACGATAATCGTGCTTTTATTGGTGACGAACTGGTTCGTGGTTTCACTTACGTTGTTGAGAATTACAGCGACGAAGCGGATATGACCGGTTGGTATTTGGGTTCTGCTTTGGCGGAAGGTTTGAAGCGCGGTTTGCGTGACAATGCTTCGTCTGTTGCTCAGGTGGCCGCTCAAATTATTCGTGATGCGGAAGAAGCGGCAAAAGCGGAGGCCGAAACCGAATCTCCTTCTAAGGTTTGGGAAGGGATCGGTCGTGATCTTGTGAATGGTTTGGCCCGAGGTTTGGAACGGACTTCTCCGGTGTCTGATCGGGCGGCTGCGAACGTGATTGGTTCTGCTGGCAATGTTGGCGGCGGTGGTGGCGGGGTTAGTAATATTTCGGTGACGGTTCCTGTGACGATCAACGGTAATGCTGATCCGGCTATGGGTTCTCAGATTGGTCGTGCGGCGGCGACGGAGTTGCGTCGTGTGTTGCAGTTGGAAGCGAGAATGGCATGAGTTGGAATCCTAACGCTGATACTGATTGCGCTTTTGGTTTGGAGTGGGCACCGCTGCGCGAAGTTGATCGTCCTGTTGGTGGGACTGGTGAAACTTCTTATTCGTGGGTTATGGAATCTACGGCTACGGAAACTGTCACGAAGATGTGGACTTTTTCTTCTGTTGCTGTTCCGAACGCGTATGACGTTATTGATATTTATGATGCGGCCACGGTTCAGCCGGTAAATCGAACGGTTGACCGGTATTCGTACACGGACGACGCAGATTCTTCTCTGTTTATTCGTCCGACCGGTGGCCGTTGGTATTCCGCCAATTCGCGTGTCGAATCGGTTGATCAGACACGAATGGACGATGTTTCTCCCACCCCTGACAAATGGGTGAATTTGTTGGGTGATCCTTCGGTCGAAGGTTTGTACGCAGGCTATTTGAATTTGATTGGACCGGTATTTGATGATCCGGTGCCTGTTATCAACCGTCAGTTTCTTGGCTTGGTTCCTACGCCACTCACTCCGGTTGCCGGCGATTACACTTCTTCGTTTTCTCAATGGGCTTTTTATGTTGATGATTTGGAATCGGGTGTTGGTGGGCAACGCATTATTGGTTTGACGGTTGCCTGTTTGTGCCAGCGCATTGTTGAGCCGAGGGCAAGATCGGGCGAATACGATCAGCCTTACCGGATTCGACCCGCTATTTCGGTGGACGGCATTATCCGGTGGGGTCAGGCACAAATCATGCCGTCCTCCCCGTCCGTAGTTTCTTACACTTGGTATCAAAACCCGAATACTGGCCGTGCTTGGACAGAAGCCGAGTTGGAGGATTTCAACACAACCGAGCAAGACAATTCGGTGATGTGGCTTATGTCGCGTCCTAATGATCCTGAGGTTCGTCAGGTTACCGCTGGTGTGATTTATGAGGCTTGGGCTGATGTTGAAGTTGTGACGGAAACTCGTGCCGCGCAAGCGATCCGTGTTGACGATCAGCAGTTCTTTGGTTGGAACGAATGGGACGTTGAAACGATTGGTGGCACGGATTGGGTGAAGGGTTCAGGCAACTCCTATTTGTTCAATGCTCGCATTTTTCAGCAGCAATCAGTTGATTGGCGTCCTGCTCTTTCCACACAAGGTTTGTCTATTAGGGCTTTGGGCGACGGTTCAGGCCCTCAAAACGGGGTGTATGAAACACAACCCGAGTTTCTTTATGGGATTCCTCGCACGGTTGGGAATCAAACAGATTATGCGCCCGCGGTGGTTTTGTATGACGATGATGCGAATGCTTTGTCAGATGATGGGCAGCCGTATGCGTATATCACGGACGGCGACGGCGAGTTGGGTTTGGTGCGTGATCCTGACCGCCCTCAACTTTGGCAAGGCGTGACGTTCACGCCTCAGGTCGGCGTTGATTACAAAGTCAGGTTTTGGGCACGTTCAATAACTGAGGCGCAGCCTGACAGTTTCATGGTCGTTTATGTGGTGGATTCAAACTATGTTCTTGAAGCGACTTCTCCTATTATCCGACCTTCGGATTTGCAATTTCCCGGCAAGTGGCAGAAGTTTGAATTGGAATTGGTTGAGGACGCTTGGAATACTTCCGATAGCGATCACATCGTCATGTTCGTTGTATACGGGGGCGGTTCAGAAGGCTGGCAAGTGCTGACCTTGAATACCGGCATTACCCGCCCCAACGCAACTATCGCTAGCGAAGATGTTGATGTTGTCACCTATGGCGGTGACGCGTATTACGCCGCTGGCGGCGATGTGGAAGGCAACCCCGGTGGCGATCCGTGGGTTCTTCGTGAAGATGCCGATGTTTCGGTGGTTGTGGGGGCGACACCTGAAATGCCGACAGGCTTTTCCGCAACTTACGTTGATTTCGATACGGGCGTTTATGGGCCTTCGGTCACATTGGAATGGGACGGTCAAGACGACCCTGACGACTGTTCGCTGCTCGGGTATTACGAGATTCAGCGCAAAACTCTTGTGGTCAGCGGCAACAATTTTGATACCGGTTGGCAAACCATTTTTTACGCTGACGTTGACGGAACAGAAGAAACGTATTCGGTGTCAGATTATGAAGCAAACCGCAGTTCGTTGGGGGTGTCCGAAAACCATTACCGAATCAGATTGGTAAGCGATATCGGTTTCACTTCCGAGTGGAGCGAAGAAATCGAAATCGTTATCCCCGATGACGAACGTTGCGGATACTTTTTGTCTACAAACGAAGTGCCGCCGTTGAATCTGTGGTTCAACGATGTTGGTACCCGTTCCTACGAATTCCTAGAAACTGTTTCCTACTATGAGTTTGAGGGGCGTGACGGCGCTGTAGAGGCCCGTGGACTGACTGACCGTTTGGACCAGTTCGCCGTTGATTTCCTTTTGACGGCGGCGGGGGCAGCGAATTTCACACCCGACATTTCAACTTTCGATAACCAAGGCCGACGCATTTTCGACAGACTGCTTTTTCTCGCCGGAAACAAACGTCCGCTCAGCGAACCCTTTACACAACTGGTGCGTCTGCCTTATGTTTGCGTGACGGACAATAACGGCAACCGTTGGTTCAGCAGCATTCAAACACCTACCGGTGTTGATACTGAACCGGGAAGCCAGTATCGGATGCAGACAACTATCCGCGAGTTGACTCGGACACCTTCACCGGTCACGGTTGTTGATTCGGGCGATGGTGTGCTTATCTCCTTGCAACTTCTTGCCATTCTTGCCCCGGCCTTGGAGCCGCCGACCCCTCCGGCACCGTTTGTGCCCTCATCGTGACTGCGTTCGCTGTTGAATGGGCTGTAGCGGACAGCACCGGCGCTTTGACCGGTGTTATCGCTGGGAGCGGGGGAACGCTGTCTTGGGACGGTAGCGCCACCGTTCAAAGGGTGGCGCGTGGCGTAACTTTTGAAACTTCTGAATGGGCGCAGATAGACAAATTGAATGACTGGCTTGTTCCGGTTTTCAAAAGGTCAGATGGTTCCGCTGTTCGACTTGGAATGTTGGCTGTTGCTTCTGATCAGCAAAGGTTTTTGGGCGATGGTTTGCTGGCCCCTGCCGAACCGTATTTGGTGGATCACGGTTCTTTTTTGGCGACTGCTTCTCCTTACAATTTGTCGGGCAGGGTCGGAGAGTCCATTTCGGACGCTTTGATCCGCATTTGCGATATTGCCGGGATTGAACGTCGCATTATTGAACCTTCGGGCGAAGTGCTTGGTGAACCGGTTGCGTATCCGGTTGGCAGCACTTTTGAAAACGCGTTGAATGGTTTGTGTGTCCTCGCCGGGTTTCTGCCTCCGCATTTTGACCGTGATGGTGTGTTGCGGTTGAGGCCACTTTCCCCGAACAACGCTGAACCTGCCGCCACCTATGACGGTTCTTCAATTGTGTTTGATACAAGAGTTGAGGGTTCGGATTATTTGGACGCACCCAACGTTTTTATAGTTGTCGGTTCGGGCGCTCAGGACGGGGCGGTTGTGGCAACTGCCGAAGTGCCGTCGAATGCACCGAATAGTGTTGTGCGCCGCAATGGGCGACGAATCGCTCAGGTGATTCGCGAGCAAGGCATTGATAATGTTTATCAGGCTCAGCAGTTGGCGGAATTGGTGGCGTCAACTTCGGTGGCGAGTTACCGAACAATCAATTTTGGTGCTGTTCCAAATCCGGCGCATGATTGTTTCGCTCTTGTCGAAGTGAACAATACGATTTATCGCGAGTTGTCTTGGGATTTTGATATGTCGGTTGGTGGTCTTATGTCGCACACGGTTGTTTCTGAATTGAGGTTGACGTAATGGACGTTCAGGACATTCGGCTTGTTGTGCAAGCGATGGAGGCACGCCCTTCTGATATCCCGTCATTATTGCCGGGAACTATTTCTGAGGTTTCGGAAGATGGTTCTACGGCGATTCTTGTGATGGACAGCGATCCTGATGGGATTACTGTTCAGGCCCGCATGTTGTTTGCCGATTTGGGTGAGGGCGACCGGGCGATGGTGATGTTTGATCCGCCTAGAGGCGTGTATGTCGTTGGCACTATCGGCAGAAGAACCGAAGCCGGACAAATTGTTGTTGATTATGCACAGGACGTAGACGACATTTTGATCGAAACAGACGAAACTCAACTTATAGAGTTTCCAAGTTTTACGTTTTATGCAGAACCCAACAGGATGTATAGATTTGATTTGACTGCTTCTTTATATGTGCAGGCCGGAGGTTGGAACGGCTGTTTTGATTTTCAACCACAGATTGATTTGTCCCCTTGGTACTTTCCCGGCCCAAACGGATCTACCAGTTTTTATCTTGATTACCAAACCTGTGCTTACGACAGCCAGCAGTCTCGAATTACGGGAACAGTTTTTGGTACGACCTCTTACCCGGAAGCCACACTTCAAACGGTTGATGTATTTACTTATTTGAAAATAGATGATCCTTCAAGTGTCGGTTGCTATACATTTATTCATGTTTTGGTGACGGACAGCGGCCCAATCAACGCCGCACAATTCATTAGATAGAATTATTGAATGACTTCGTATTATCTTCTTGATCACCCTCCGGCGATCCAACAGTTTCACACGACACGCGCCAACCCAATGACGGGCGGCGTTCTTGTCCACACCACAGAATCAATTATGGACAACGTGGGGCCGGACACCGGGGCTGAAAACGTTGCAGCCTATATCGCTCGCAGAACCGAATACGGTTCTTATCATGTGATCGTTGATTCGGATTCGACGGTATTTTTGATGCCGGACTCGTACACGGCTTTTCATTGTGAGGTCAAGAACTTCAATAGCCGCACTTGGGGAATTTCTTTTGCTTGCCGCAGCACCGATCTTGACGTTAGTAATGCTTGGACCCAAGCGGCAGTAAAGCGTGCCGCCAATGAAATCTATGCGTTTTGGATTCGCAACAATTTCGATCCGATAACATCAGCCAACTTCATTCCTGCGGATCAAACACTTTTTGCCGCCGGATTGACAACGCACGGTGACGCCCAGCCATACAACCGCAGCGACGCTTGGACGAAGCACCCGCAACGAGGGCAACTTCAAGCCATGCTGATTCGCGGTATCCTAGAAAACGTAAATCCACCTGATCCTGAGGACGACGAGATGAAGCCTGTAGAAATGTGGCGTGACCCCAAAGACGGCTCTATTTGGCTGTTTTGGACCGGGCCGTACCGTACTGGCCTCAAAACGCAAGAAGATGTGAAGGCGTATCAGTCGCTTGGTGTCCCGTTTCGTGGCGATTTCCCGAACGCCGAGTTCGGAGCGATGAAGATTCGCAACACGCATTGGTTGAAAACTGGCTGATCATGGAAGATTTGTGGTCACACCCGCTTGTCGTGGCGACATACGCTGCGATGTTTTCAATGGTGGTTGGTGGTATTCGCGCTGTTATAAAACTGTTTGATCGGGTTACCGATCTTGAAAAATCGTTGGCTGAACTTCATAAAGATTTGGATACTTTGTCAACAGAGTTGCGGGCGCACATGGCTGATGAGTCCCGCAATGTTCAGCAGTTAGAAACGACTATCAACAATTTGGCGGCTTCTATGGGTCGCCCACAAATCGGTTTGCGTTCCGAGTAATTAGTCGTTTGGAGTTTGGCGTCGTTCGGCGGCTTCTGCTGCTTTGCGCTGTTTGCGTTTGCGGTACAGCACACGATGGTAAGCGGCCCATGCCGCTTTGCATTCCCGGCTAGGGGTTTGGCCGTTGCGGATCGCCCTCTTGTAACTGCTGACTGTGCCTAATGGTGCTGTTGGTTTCGGTCCCGGCATTTTCCTACTCGTAACTTGCGATGAAGCCTGTGACAGTTGATGCTGCCAAGACGTATTTGAGATTGTTCCAAAAATCGGGCATGTAGCGGCGCATCGCCAAGGCAAATGAGGCTGCCCAAATTGAGGCGCACCAGTCGCAACCCATCAGGTAAATAAGTTTGTCGGCGGTGCTTTGAGAAATGATTTTAGCGGTTACGGCTGTACCGATTTCTTTTTCGATGGTTTCACGCAAGGGGTTCGTGATTTCGTCGCGTGTGATTAGTCGGGTCAGCCTGTGTACGGCAAGTAAATCTAAAAGCAGGTTCATGTTTTGACTCCCACATAAATATCTTCGTGTCCAACCCGAAGTTCGTGATTTTGCCCGTACCGCATTCTTGGGGTTTCTACCGGAATGCGGTACTTCCACTCTATCCCTAGTTGGGTGAGTGTGGCGGTGTGGAAAGCCGTTACTGGCATGACCAACCCTTTTCTGATGTGATCAGAAATGTTTAGAACAAAAATGCCTTTAGGTTTCAGAACACGAACCGCTTCTTGCCACGCTTTGCCATGAAGATCACGGTATTGCTTGCCCCATTGCATAGCGCCAGCGTTCCCTTCGGTTAGTTTCCTTCCTAAACGGTGCGTGTAGGTAAGGCGCTTGTATTCGTTGCGCCCTTTTTGGTCGCAGTTGTCGCACCCATTACCTAAGCACCTTTTACAGCGTTCTGTTGCGTTGTGACAGTCCGACATTCGGTTTCCGTACACCGGGCTAGTGAACACGGCGTCAAAGGCGTGCTGAGGAAATGGAAGGCGTGTGGCATCGCCACGAATAGTGTCGGGGTGCTGACCGGCCCATTCTTCTTCCAGTTCGACGCCAACAGTCCGCAATTTGTCGTGGGCGATTTTATGTATGTTCCCAACGCCCGCAAACGGGTCTAAGGCGATACCGGTGATGCCAGTCGCCAGTTCTTGCATAAGTTCAAGAATGCGGTTCGTGTATTGGGCCGGGTGGTTGGTCACGGCATTGTCCTTGCGAACTCTGCTTCTGCGCGTTCTGCGGCGACCCACGATTGCCAAGCAGACAATTGTTGCCGATTTGATCTGACGGCCTCTAGAGCAGACTGACGTTTGCCTTCTGCCAAATCTCTGTTTCGGCGTTCTGCGGCGGTGGCCGAATCAACTATGGCCTCTCGTTCGGCAACCACATACCCCTGACCTGCTGTTTGAACCCATGCCCGCCCACGCGCTAACCGATAATCGTGTTCTGCTTCGGCAAGTTCTTGTGCTGCTTCCCGTAAAACGTCTAGGCCGCGATCAATGTTGCGAGACAGGCGGATCATTTCTTTCTGATTCTCGCTAGACATAACTGCTTCGCCTCCACACGGCCCGCATCGCTTCCCGCTCCCTGATTGACTTGCCGCCCCATACACCGAACTCTTGATCTGTTCTTAGGGCGTAAGCCAAACAGTCGTCGGTTACGGGACATTCAGCGCAGATTTTGCGCGCCCTGTTCATGCTTTGGGAGTCGCCTCTGCCCGGAAAAAACATTGATGTGTCTTTGTCCCGGCAAGCCGCTTTAGACACCCAAGAAGTGTCACCCTCCCTGTATCCAAGAAGGTTGTGAGCCACGGTTGTCAGCGCAGAACGCTGGCGTTCCCGGTATTCCTTCACATTGTCTGCGTTTGCTCTTTTGCAACGGGCGCACCGACAACCCGTTCGGTAGCCGCGCATCGTTCCACAATCATCCGTCAATTCCTTGCTCCTTCACCCATTCCAATATCGCTAATGCTGCACTTCGACTAGAGAGATGCCCCGAGTCCGGTTGGATAGCATACACGGACCGGGCAACCTCTCTGCGCCGCTCCGCATAAATTGGATCAAACGCTTTCGCCAACCCTTCTGCCAAAGATTCGTTTGGTCGCACAACCGGCCCAACATCTGCGTAATCCCAAAAGCGCAAACCGTGTGAAACCCCTTTGCGCCATTTTGCTGACTCCATCAAGACAACGGGAATGTCTAGAGCCGCTGCTTCAAAAATGATTGAACTGTTATCTATAAACAAAACGTCAATTCGTTTGACGACCTGATCCCATTCTTTTACAACGTCAACTTTTTGGTCCAGCCAGTATGGAAACAGATAGTTCCAAGCCTTCGGATGGCCGTGCCCAACAACGTCATAACCGCACACTCGCGAGTAGTGCAGAAAATCTTTCATTTGATCAGAGAATTCCCCAAAGGCCGAACCGCTTTCCGGCGTTATTTGGCAGTCCCAATGGAAAGACACGCCAATAGTCGGTGTCTTGAACCCCTTTTTGACTCTGCGATTCACAAAAAGATCATCTAAGCGCGGTGAGCCAACAACCGCCACAGAACTAGACGGATAGGCGTCAAGGTTTCTTTTAGCCACTTCGTTGTTAGGGCAGATAAACAAACCAACTTTGTTTCGGTTCCTGCCACCGGAATAGCCGCCATGAATAGATCCGTCCTCACGAACGTAAGTTTGTCCTGCCCCGTGTTCAACAAAAATGATTGGCCTTTTGCTCATTTTTACTAGGTCCGAATACCCGGCAACGATCATCGGTTCGTTATTGCGTAAGGCGAGTGCGGTCTGACCGTTTGAGCGACTTAGTGTTGCTTCGATGCCCCAATTCGCTAAATGGTTTTTGATGGTTTGGGACGGGACAACAAACTGGCCTTTGTGTTCATTGTCCAACCGATCCCAAATAGGAGCGATGTGATCGGCGTAATGCGACCACGCTGCGTATGCGTTGATTTTGGTCATGGCAATTTTTGGAGGAAAAACTGAATGTCCCCACCGTTCCTTTTCATTCGGACCTTTTTGAATTGATAAATGTCCCCTAAGAATTGTGCGCCAAGCGGCCCATTCAAGGTTTCGCCCTTGCACCAGTAATCGAAAGTCCGGTCGGTCACAAACCGAACGTGAGTGGGATCAGTAAACGCGTTTTCGGAAGTCCAATGTGGGCAAATGATGGTCAGTCGGCCACCCGGCTTCAACACACGCCAACATTCCAATACGAAATCAATTGGCTTGCCTACATGCTCGTAAATGTGTGAAGCAAAAATGTCTGATGCGGAATCGTTGTCGAACGGCCACGGAAAAGTATCCAAGTCCATAACAACGTCCACGCCGGGAAGCGGATGATGATCACAGTTGGTCCAGCCGCCTTTCACATCTTTGCCACAACCCAAATTGATTTTCATTCCGGCCCCCATTCTCCGAACCAAACTGATCCTGCACCAATTGTGTACGGCTCCCATTTGAAACCGTTTTTGTATTCCCAAACGCCTTCGCCACGATAAACGCAGCCCCATCGGTCAGCACCGAATCCGTCAACCAATTCTGCGTCTAGCGTCCAGTTGTATCCGAGCGGGACCGTAACAAGCATTGATCCGTTTGCCGATAGAAGCGACAACAAATGTTGTATTGCTTCTGCCGGGTTACGTCTACCCGGCTCGTTGTCCCAGCCCACATGCTCAATAGTGGAAATTGCTAAAACCCAATCAAATTGTTCTCCAACTTCAAACAGGTTTGTGTTGCTTACCCATTCGTCGGTTTCCATAAGGTCAATAACTTTGTGATGTGGCTTGATGTAATGGCCGGTTACGTTGCCGACCTCCAAACCTTTGCCGCTTCTGCGTCCGAGCCAATCAAAAACGACAGGGAGTTCTATCTGCCGTTCGTTGGTGTGAGTCCAGTTGTAGGAGTGCCAAAACGGGCGCAAAGTTTTGTCCCGGTATCTAAACACTTTGCAAACCCGTTTCCCAAACCGGCAATAAACGTTCCCAAGATCGTGTCTCTGCCCATGCCCGACCTTCTTCGGAAGCACGCACAATCGGGTGAATTGTTGATCCGGCAATGGCGTCAATGCGACTGGCAAGCATTTGGGGTTCGACGCCCCACATTGGGATTTTGCCGCCCTTCATCAAACGTGGCCTTTCTCGAAACGCCGGTACCCCAATAATGGGCCATGCGGCCTGCGGGTCAACTTCCGGCATCATCACAAGGCAGCCATGACCGAACGCTTCAAAAGCGGGGAGGCAAAGTCCTGCGTAGCGGCGCGGCAGAACAACTAGATCGGCCCATTGGAAAAGAACTTTCATCGAATCCATGTATTCGGTGTTTTGCCGCATTTTGATGTTTGACGGCATTTTGCGGTGAAGCAAGTCGTTTGTTTGATTGCTTTCGTCGGGCTGGTGAACCATTACTTCCAGCGATGACGAAACGTGCTGCAACGCTTGAAGAAAAAGTTCGGTTCCGTTTCTGTCGTATTGAGCGCCACCCGAAATGTGAAGCACGCGCTTGATAGAAGTTCTTGCATTCCATTTGATCGGCGGATCGGTGGGCCAATGAACCACTTTTGATCCTTTAGGCATTCGGGATTGCAAGTAATCGGTCGGGTTCCAAACTTGCGTTGCCGTTGAACCGGAGAACAGTTCCGGCATGGCATACAAAACGGATTTCTTACCGGCGTCCTCAATGATTTTTTCTGCGTGGTTGTTGTACCAAGTCTCAGCGGTCCACCAAATGTCTGCTTGCGGAGCAAGGAATTCCCATATGTCGTCGCTAATTGGGTTGCTGACAAGAAATGTAGAAGTCCACGCTTCTTCAAAAACTATGGGCCTTGGTTCGCCACGGCAGGGTCGTGATTGGACAACAACGGTTGTCGCTGGTTTCAAGTTTCTAAATGCGTCATAGGTCAGATTGCCCAACCCGCCGTTGTCGTCACGAACCACAATCCCGAGTTTCATTTGAGTCCCCGCTCAATAGTCAATGTCAAGATTCGATGCTTGCCGTATCGCGTCACGTTCTCGGCGCAATTCTTCGCAGTAACAAAGTTCTTCCGGGTCGCAATCGTCGTAGTGGTCGTCGTGGAGGAAGCCGTCTGATGAGTAATAAGCGTCAGAAAGCGATTCTGCCTTGCGGAAACTAAATGAAGTCATTCCCCACACCTGTTTCTTCCAAAAGTGTTCTCACCCTATTATTATAGGTATGGTTACGCGCTGTCCAGTCACGACACACGGATCGCGTGTCGGCATTGGCCCCCGAATCGCTCAGAAAGGCCCCTATTTTGCGTTCTAAGGCCGTCCAGTCCCCCCAGCCGTACATCGGGACCTGATTTTCGGATTGAACGCTCAGGGCCTCTATTTTCGGCATGATCAGCAGCCCGCCACGACCGGTGGCCTCATACACCCGATCAGACCAATACAAGGACTTTTCTCTGTCCAAACAAAGGCTGTCACCAACGGTCACTTTTGCCGACCGATAAAAATCGTTCATTCTTCGGTTGCGTTCCAAACGCCGAGTATCCCCGCCGGGATTCTTGAACTTCCAACCATTTCTTTCGCACATTTCCCGCAAAGCAGCAATCAAATCGGCACGGTACGTCCATTGCTTGTGATAATGGCCGCCATTGCTGCCAATGAAAGCAACATCACATTTATCGCTTGCACGCAAACGACCCACATCTTGTGTCCAGCGCCGTCGAACCCCCGGCAACAACCACTTGTGGTTTACGCCCATTTTTTCCCAATCTTCAGCGTGCCCACCATCGGCAGTAAAGACAAAATCTGCTGCCCACATCGCAGAACGTTTCCAATTCGGACGGCTCAAACCCCAAAAAAGGTCGGCGTGCCAACCAGCCGTTACGCAATACCGTGACAGCGACGACATAAATCTTTTGCTGTGATTCAGGCGAGAAGAAATCCACAGCAACAATTCTGAACGCTTTGCCGCTTGCCGAATCTGTGCTTCGGTCGCCAATTCGTCAAGGAAAATAACGTTGAAGCCTTCCGCTTCAAATGCGTCCTTCCAATCCGCCTCAGCGTTCCACAGCCAACCCGTATAGCCGACAATTGTGATGTTGGGTTTATCGTCCGCAGCCACAGCCCGATTTAGCAACTTTCACTTGGCCGTCAGAAGTTTCAAGAAGCCACTTGTTGCGACCCACTTGCTCCACACCCAACGGAACAACTTCGTACTTGACTTTAGCGGTGCGCTTATCGAACGCCCGAAATGTGCCCGATTCATCCATGACGGCACGTTGACGGCGAAGAATTTCACCGGAAGGCAACGTCACCATGCAACCGTTTACAACAAACATGAACAAATCCTATCTCAATCGCGCCAAAGGTCGGCTAGAAACTCTGCTTGAAGGTAATGCTGGGCGAGAAGTTGGAATGCTTTTCCGACGCCGAGAAACTCGTCTGCCCGTCAGCCAACCAGCCGCCAAAGAAACAGCGTCCACTTGGTCGTCATGGTTGCCCATCGGGAATTCTTCAAGTTCTTCCAAGAAGTCAGGAATCCAGTCTCCGTCCAAAACGGTGACGCGACCCTGTTCGGCAAGCAATGACCAAATCTCTGCGCGCGTCTGCTTATCCCCCGAAGGCGCTACTCCTTCGACGCGAGCGAAGCCTGACAACGCCCGAGAGTATGCGGCGATCATTGCCTTACCTGCCGAACCCGGTTCTTTTTCAATCAACACGCGAGGCAAGGCATCTACACGGGTTTGACGCATAACTTTGTCTTGCGTTGCTCCCGGCCCCAATCGCCAACGAACAATATGTTGAATTTGCAAAACGCCGGGAACGTCCGACCCTTCAACGGGGCGGGTGCCGTCCCAAGCCAAAAGCGCACCAACCGTCCAGTCGGGATCAGGGTTGCCGTCTGATGGTTCCGTAGCCGCCAAGTCCCATGCACGAATCCGTTTCACGTTTGGCCCATCAAGAGGTTTTTCTGTAATCGGAAACCATTGCCGAGAAAAAACCGAACCGGAATCCGTCAGCAATTCCGCCATAAGTTCCTGACGCCCAAGTCGTGTTCCTTCATAACGAGAAAGAATCCGATCACGGTATTCGGCACCAAGGTTCATAAGGTTGTCGTAAGTCGTTCCACGCGTGACAACGGTTCCATCATCGTTCATAAGATCGTGAATAAGGCGCACATTTTTGGGTGTACCCGTGACCATGATTCGTGGATCAGGCGGCAGACGGCAACCAATCAGCGCCATAGCCATTGTCGTGTCCTCTTTCATACCTAAAAGGGCATCACGGAATTCTGCGGGTTCGTCGCACCAAACAAAGTGATGCTGTGGCCCACGAAGCCGAGCGGCCTTCTCTGCGCTGAACCCCTTCATTTTTGCACCGTTCGCCAAAGTCAATTCGCAGGCAACACGGTTCCATGAGTTTTCAACAGAACCATTCACCAACATTGAAGGCGGCAAAACCCGCAGAAGGCCCGATTCGCCTTCCACCATAACCAAACGAACGTTTTCTAGTGTCGGCGCTACCAGCGCCCCTCGGGGAACGCCGCCCGGAACGTCAAGAGTTTCGCAGCGGTGCTTGACCCATTCGGCACCGGCCCGAGTTTTTCCGGCACCACGACCAGCCATGAAAAGCCAAACCGACCATTGACCATCAGGTTCCAACTGTTCAGGTCGTGCCCAAAACGGCCAATACTCTTGCAAGGATTCTTGTTCGGCTTTGCTGAGACTTTGAAAAATCTCTGTGCGCTGCTCAGGGCTAAGCCCAGCAACGCGTTGCGCCAAACTTTTACTGCTGCCGGTCATTTTGACGTTCGGCCAACATATCCATCTTGGTCAGCAACTTTTGGAGAGCGTCATCAGGATTTGCCGCGTCGTCATTCTCGGGGATTTCCTCAATGTCGCGATGGCGTGCCCAACGCTGCGGGAAACTGCGCTCCAAAAACCAAGCGGACGCCTGCCAACTTCCATTCTTTCCAGCGTCACGGACCTCGCCAACTGCTTCGATTTCGGCTGCTGCGCGAGCAATGTCAACGTCACGCTTGAAAAGCAAATACTTTTGTTCGGACTCAATGGGATCGAAGCCTTCGGCAATGCGGGCTTCTTCCATTTCTCCACGGCTGATCCAAGCAGTAAACGTTGACCAGCCGATTCCGGCCTTTTGAGCAGCGACTTTCTGATAAGAACCACGACGCAAATCACGCACAATTTTTTCGTGCATCTGCTCGTCCAACTTGCCGCCCGAAGTCTTTTTTTCCATTTTTCTATTCTATCCCATGAATATTGCTGCGTATTTGAGGGCCACGATTATAAAAACCCAAGAGAACAAACTTGCAACAACAATTGTTGATGCCGCTGTCCACGCCATTTTAGACCAAGAGGTTTCTAGCCGGTAGGTCGAAAATGCTACGCAAGCAACAAAGACGCACAAAATGGCGGCAAGAGCAGCCAACGATGAAAAAACCAAGTTCATGCCAACCCCGTAAGGTCCGGCATGATTGAAGGGTAATCAGGGTGCCCGATGGACTTTTCTCTAATCGGTTGAAACTTTGATTCTTTTTCAAGGTTTTTCTTGATTATCCGCAACAAATCTAAAACAAGTTGTTCTTTTTCCTCAGTTTCGTGCATCGTATTCCTCAATTCTGCAAGGTCGGCAAGTGGTATGGCTGGTCAACCGTGCTTTCGGCCACCGGCGACCACATTTCTTGCAACGAGAAAAACGTTTCGTGCGAATGCCTTTCAATTCTGCTTGGGTAAAACCACCCCAAATGCCACGCTTCTCCACGTTTTCCAATGCTGCTTCCAAACATTGTTCTTGGACTGGACAGACTTCTATACAAATTCTTGTCATCTCGGTATCGTGATCTTGCGAATACTCCATCGGGAACCACAACTCAGGGTCCATGCCCCTGCAAGCCGCTTCTTCCCGCCAATCACCCATCATTATTGGGTGCGCTCCTGAAACCGCTGAGCGATCCCTTCTCGCATCGCAAAAACAATTATTTCGGTGGCTAATTCCGGGGCAAGGTCGGAATCAATTGACGCAAGACGAAAAAGGGCGATGCTTGTCGCCATAGGACAAAGGTAACTATCGGCGCAATGCCCGCCTAGCACAATTCCCGCTGAACGAAGTTCTTGCTCTTTTACTTCATCGGAACAAAACAAGATTGCTGAAAACGCGTCCGTCAAATCGCGTTCGGCTTGCGCCTCTCCTTCTTGTGTCCGTTCGGGGCTGTCTCCAATAAGAAGAATGTTCTCGGCATCTTGAACAATAATTTCCCCGCACATTTCTTCAAGCAGTTCCAAATCCATGCTCAAAGACTCAACAAGTTCGTTTAGAACAGAATTCTTTCTGCGTGTTTCAACAATTTCGTTTTGAAGGCGTTTTATTTTCGCCAATTCCGACCTTCGTCGCCATTCCTTGAATCTGAGCCACATAATCAAAGTTCCCCGTCAATGCTTCGTCTTGGGCGTTCAACCTCTGACCGGCCATAATTCTTTGCCCGCAAATGAAATACAGCGGCGCGACCGTTTTCGGTGATGCGACAAATCATGCGTTCGTGCCCTGATGAACCAACACCGATTTTTACCGGTTCGATAAAACCGTCACGCCGCAGATCGGAGCAACGTTTTGACGCTTCGTAAATCGTCATGCCGACTTGCTCTGCTGCCTGTTCGTCGCTCAAATCAAAAAGGTAATAGCGGCCCAACAAAGCCGCCTTTGCGCTGTGGGGCTTCAACCTCATGGCTGCTTTAGCGGAAGTTTCGGGATCGGTTTTGCGAACCTGCAACTTTGGTTCGTATTCCTCAAACAAACTCACTTGTCCAACCCCAAAACTGCTGCTGCCACATCTTCAATATCATCAAGCGCCACTAAACAAACCTCCAAATTGTCGTGAACGACAACTCCCATGAATGGTCGGTTGTCGCCAATCGGACGAGCCAATTCTGATTGATCCCGTGTTCTACGGAACGCCGTTACAGCGGCCTGAACCTGTTTGCCTTGTTTCACTTCGATACGCAAAGACGAGCGCCAAGTTTCTTCGTTTCCCCCATCTATGCCGGTGGGGATACCGAGTTTGTTCGCCACTTTGCGTTGAGCGCGTTTGCCTTTGGTTCGGGCACGCTTGCCCCTAGCAACAGGATCGCCGCAACCACGGATTCGTCGTTTGCCGTCTTTGTTCGGCTTTAGCAGCGTCCCGAAAAGCGGGCAGTCGTGTCGGCCACACTTGTCGGTGTTGCCTTCACAACTGCCCTTTTCGGGTCCCTGATGCGGGAGTTGTTCAGTCATTCAAAGAGATTCCACAAAATTGGAAGTAAGTGTTGAGAGCATTTTCAAGGGCGATAGCGGAACCCTCCCATTGCTCTGCGGTGACTTCATTGCCTGCACGCTTTTCGCGGAAAAGATATGCCGCGTAAGCCATGCTGTCGGCCATGAGTTCCATAACATCATTGATTGAAAGTTGTTCTGTGTCCATTTTTCTCCTTCCGGCAAGACGTACATCGCCTTGTCCTGCTTCTAACCATACATCAGTTGAACGGTTTGTCCAACTCTTTCCGTGACTGGTCAACCCATCGCCGCCAGTCAGCAGATCGCATCGCCGCCGCAGAAGGCCCTAAAGCCTCTTGTGGGGCGTCCGGTCGGCAAACACGACAGAAAGTAACGTCGCCGTTTGCCATAACAATGAAACCATTCTCGCAATCGCCGCATTCCCTAGAAACCGACGACCGCCTCAACTCGATTCCTAAGACTTCTCTGAACCGGGCAACCGTAGGGAACCATTCGTCCGACGCAACGATTCGTTTAGCAACTCGTACCGCCAACTCATAATCGGCGTTACCAAACTGATCAATCCAAACCAAAACAGTTTCTTCATGTAAATCAGTCCTTGGATAAGCGGCTGACAAATAAGCCAGCACTTCCGCTGTTTCACGGGCGTCCATCGCCCAGCGCTTTCAAAGGCAAGGAGCCACTTTCGACCCTGTTCAACGCAGACACAATCGAATCAAACCCCTTTGGTTGAGATTTGATGGGACCGTCAACGTACAAATCCCTGAACTTCTCCACCTGAGAACCGTCCCGCAAAGCAATGGTCAAATCATCGTAACGCTGCCCTTTTGGGTTTTTCCCCATATGGAAATCGGAAAGCGCAATACCCTGCACAGCATGAATCAAATCCAATTCGCTGAAACCTTCTGCGAACCGGGCACGAATTTTAGCCAACCTGTCTTTCGTCAAACGAGTTCGCAAAGCATCACGACCGGTGGCGATAACCCAAGCGGCCAAAATGCGTTCGGCAGATTCACGTTCGTCAATTTGACCCAACTCAACGACATTCTTGTTTGGCTTACTTACGGCTTTACTTACGGCTTTACTATTGTGGTCCCCAATTTGGGTACCACCCTCCTCCCCAATTTGGGTACCACCCTCCCCCCCATCTTGGGGAGGACACAATGCCGGGAAACTATACAAATTTGGGCGGTGGCGAGAATGGGTTCTCTCAAATCCGCCCTCGTACTGGTTCCGAGTCAATTCACCGTTCTCTTCAGCCCAAGAGATAGCCCGATGGTACGAATTGATAGAACAGTTGGCTTCCTTGCAAACCCGCTCCACATAAACCCAACCAGTTCCATCAGGATTCACATGGTTGGCAACAGAGATAAGCACGCACCTAGTCGCACCTGTCGAACGAGAGTTTGCCAACACCCAAGCAATCGCCTGAACGCTCATTGGATTTCTGCCCGTTGAATGCAGGCATCAAGGAAAGCCTTCAATTGTGCGGCGACAGAAACGAGTTGTTCCTCATCGAATTCTGCTGCACCGCCAACAAATCCAGCCGCCAAACCTGCACCTACTTCAAACGCATTTGCAATCAAATCATTATCAACAACGGTTGTGCCTTTACCTAATCCTGCACGTTCAATTGTTGAATCAAGCAATGCGTTTTTGATTGCTTCCACAGCCCAATCTTCCATCAGAACGGTCGCCCTTCATCTTTTTGCATTGTGTCGGCTACAGCAAACATAATTTCCAAAATGGTGTGCGAATCAATAGGACCCTTCTTCAATCCGCAAGCCTCCCAAGCAATCTGAGCGGCTTCTTTATCGTTGCCCGTCGCAGCAAGCACGATCTTCTTGGCCTGAGCAACAGTCACGGAATCGCCCCAAGTCTCAGGGACGCCGGGGTCAAACGATACTGCTGGCTCTGCGACCATTGCCGATTCACGTTCGTAGGAAAACGAGTCGGGGTCGGGTTCGTCTGTTGGCAGCATAAGAGATTGGAGGAGGCAGGTTCGCAATGCAACGCTCATAGCCTTAGCGACAGCCTTGTCTCCGCTGTCCATGCTTTCACCGATGGACACAGCGATCAGAGTGTCGCCTTCCGGCCCTACAAATGTGTATTCGACCATGACCGTAACTGCACGCATCTGTGTGCTGTTACGACCAACCGTGATGTTCTCAGCCTCATATGACAGGACCCTCGGAACGACAACCACATGATGCTGTCGTAGCGCAGGGCCGACAGCATTGACTACTGCGTCAATCCCGCGGAAGTTGTAATTCTGATGAGTGTTGCGTTCCGTTTTGCCAACGGCGCGCACATCTTCCATCACTTTTGCCAATGCTTCATGTACCTTCATTTGTTTTCCTTTCGGGCCAGCACGCATACAGCGTGATTCTGCCGTTATGTGTTCTCTCATGGACTAGACACCCACGGCGCTGTAGCGCCATGTAGCAACTATGGATAGCAGGATAGGTGCCCCGGTACACACCTTTGTATCTTCCGGGTTCTTGTTTCAAGCGTTCGACAACTTTTTCGTAATCAAGCGTATTGCCGCGACGCCTCTTATCAGGTTTCTTCTTCATGGAACCGTGGAGTCCACCAAACCCAAATATCCCAGCACTTCAACCCATTTTCATCACGGGTAAGACGTTGTGCAAAACCCCATTTGCGGTATCGGGCAGCAGACGCCCACCGATTCCTATCCTTCCAAGTGTTGACACGATCAACCATCAAAGGCTCATCAGGATTGCTTTTGATTTTCATTTCAATCCTGTCGTATTTGTCTTTGTGCGCGCCAACAAATCTCTTAGGGATTTTTCTGAACACCGGCACAAATTCTTCTTCCATTGTTTCCCTCATCACCCGTTACTCCTATCTCTCGTGAACTGGATTGAGTAACCGTCTTTGTTTTCCTCGCACCACTCGTCAGGGTCGTAGCCACGTTCTTTGAGGGCACCGACACGCCAAGCAGTTGACCCGGTAAACGGAACACATGCACGAATCTCGGCAACGACCTGATGCACGGCCTCTACCGGAGAGGACGGAATTTCTCCGGTTTCTTGATCAACAAGTGCATTGACCACAATCTTCCGCAAAAGTTCTTCGCTGTCCCAATTTCTGCGCGTTATTTTTGCTTTGCGTTCCACGATGCCGACACCGGAAACAACCACCTTGCGTTCCGGCATTGTGTCAGCGATGTAGTTCTTGACTGCATGTTCCAAAATTCGCAGATCGCTAAGAATCTGCTGCAAGGGTTCAAGGCCACGAATTAGCGCTTCGTAATCTCCCGCCTCTGCCAACGCTTTTGCGTCGTCAACCATTTGAGCGATGCCCAAACGGGTTGCCATGACAGAGGTTGTAGGGGCCTCTTGAAGTTTGTTTTCCGGTACTGCCGGTAACGATTGATCAGACATTCTTTTTTCTCCTTTTGGGTTCCTTCCGCTTCACAAGGCGAGAAGCCAAAACCGAATGGGTCTGCCCCCGACCGCGATGCAAGCAAAAAATATTGACAAATACTTCGGGGTTTTCACCGGCCTGCAAATTGGTGATGATACGCAGAATCCGATTTTCTGACGAGGGCGACTTGCGCCAACCGTCCACCCAAACGGATTCCCCGATCACGAACTCGCCGTTCTCTGTCTCCACTTTTTCGTGGTAGACGATGTGCGGCGGTACCGGCAATGGCACAGCACTTTTCTTCATTTGTTCTCCTTCCACACAACCATTCCTCACACTTTAGCGCACAACCTCACAAACGGCAAACCCCCCTCGGGCAAACAAGAAACCGAGGGGGGCCTACCGTGGGTGTGGAAGAAGGCCGATAGGCGAAAGGAGCAAATTCCTATCGGCGTAAAAAGGTTACCACAGCAACTTATGTATTTATGTACCCATCTCATAAATGTATTCGATGAGGCAACGGCACCCGTTGTGGTCGCCGGGGAAGAAAAACGCTGTGTCAGGGAAAGTTTCTGTATTTGAAAGAATCTCATCCTCAAATGAAACAAATTCAGTTCCATCTAGGTCCAAGTGGGGTTCAAACGTAACTCGGTCGTCCTCACCATAAACCCAACGGTAACCGCCGACAGACAGCCCCGCCGCTTGGAAATACAAGTCTGCGGTTTCCCCCGTAGCCAAAAGCCCCAACGGACGATCTTCGATATCAATAATGGCTCCACCGGAAGTGCCAACTCCCATATTGCCCCCGGCAGCAGAAAGAGCGGCACGAATTACATAAGTTGGGACAAGAGAAATCTCGTCGAATTCGCCACGGTCCTCCCCATTCAAATCAATGGGGCTGATTTTGGGGCGGTATAGCAAAGACGCTGCGACAGCAACCAAAGCGCCGGAAAGAAGAAGCCAAGCGGCGTCCCTTTCTACATTCTGCTGCTGTTCCATAAGCACAATTTCGGCCTCGCTGAGTCCGTATTCTTTGGCGAGTTGACGTACCTGTTTTTGGGCACGACGAGTCAAAGAATCAAACTGTTCACCAAAATCTTCAAATTCTTCGCCGGTAAGAAGGGAAACATTGTCGAATAGTGTTTCAACAGTTTCGCGACCCAAAACAAAAGCAACTTCGTGCGCCGGGGCAGAAGCAACCAACGCTTTCTTTTCGGGGTCACGCGAAACCCGTGACCGCACTCTTGCCCCCGCCTTCTCTAAAGCACGCTTCATTGCAGCGCTGGCAAGAATTTCCAAACGGTCCAACAGGCGTGCATCAATCGTGACAAGTCGGGCACCAAGATCAATGCGAGTTGCCGCAGCAACCAAAGTGTCAGGTTCACTACGCTCAATGTCGGCAGGATTATTTGGTTCAATCGGACGCTCAACATCAGGTGCCCGACCCCGAGGATCAGGATCAGCGGTAATGGACTCCGGCGTCGGAACACCCGGACGGACCCGAGCGACCGAATCGTCAAGCGCTTGCGTCACAGAATCAATTTCGCCCGCCGCAACTGGCGTCAACGAAAGCGCCGCCTGCTGCAACGCCATACGACGCTTATATTCCAAATCGTCAGGTGCGTCATCATCAGAAAAACCAAGCGCACGCCGGTAAGTGGAATCAGAAATAACCAGCGACGAATGACCATCTTTCGCGTTCATGCGCCGGTCAATGTGAGAAATCAAATCAATGGGATCGGACATAACGACAAGGCGCTGATCAACATCTTGACCAGTAGCAACCTGAATCGCAGGCCAAATCAAGTTGGCGGTAATCGCCCCGCAGAACAACGCTGCTGCTGGCGCGATGTGAGCCTTGTAAGCCATTTCTTCAACGGCCCACGCAGACCAATGGTTCATCTGCCCGATGCCGGAAAGAATTTCGCTTGGAAGATCAATCCCATGAGCAATACGAGTAATGAGTTCGTGACGCTGCTCAGCGGCGATCTGATCAACTTCCCGATCAAATTCGATAAGCCGCACCTGTTCCAAATCTTCGGGGTCGCCCGTCAAAATAAAAGGCGCTACAGCCGCAGCAGAGTTCGGGTCGGCAATCGGGGTGATGAAGTGGTTATAAATATCTTCAAGCGTTGATTGCGACTGTTGTTCTCGCGCCGCATCATTGTTCAAGTTTTCAGGTTCGTAATCGGGGCCTGCGTCAAGCATCGTGTCGGGCATCAACAAAATCCCTGCCGGAATCCGCGAAAGTGCTGTAGCGCGCACGTTTGCGGACAGCAACAAAAGTTCTTCGCAGAGAGAAAGCACGGAACGTAGCGGCGAATCCGGCTCGTCGGAATAGCGGGGGTGCGCTTGCCAAACACGAATGACGTAATCGTCGCCGGACAACTCAATAAGTTGATCCGTTTTCCAAAGAACGTTTTCTTTCAAATACCAACGGCTGTTCAACCAAACCAATTGTTCCGTTGAGTAAAAATCCCAGCGCTCAACACCCGTTTCTCTGTCTGTGCGGCCAACCAAATATCCTTCGCCAGCAACAAACAGGTTCACACCGTAGGCACGCAGGATTTCGTTGATGCTTCCTTCCGAGGAATGCAAACGGTCCAATGTGGAAACAGCGATTTCGTACTGTGCCCGATTGAAACCTTCGGGCGGATTTTCTAAATCAATTGGTTGAGGGGAACTGCCCGAAGATGGTTTCCAACCGATTTCAAGGCGGAGTTGCGAAAGGGCGTTGCCGTAATAGCGTGCCCCATAACGCAACTCACCGATGAGGTCATAGAAGTTCCATGCCTGCTGCTGCCATTCGACAATACGGTGATCTTCGGGGCGGTACGCAACCCCCCCATTGGGGTGCATCACTCGTTGCGAGGCGGCGACTAGAGCGCGTGGCGTGAATGTTTTTGCCGTTTGTGTCGGCTTGTTACGAAAAGCGGGAGGCATAAGTCCTCATTTTAGAGTATTTGTGTTTAGAAAAACGGAAGTTGTTTCAACGTGGAGGGTCACGGGAAACACTAGGGCACCGGGTCGGTAGTGAACTCGGCCCATGCTTCGGCCTCGTCGATGAGTGCTTGCGGTTCCAACCCAACAGCGTTAGCGGCGTCCTGCACAGTCACCACTTCGGTAACGGCGAGCAGGGTGGCGAGCGCCCCGATCGGGTCTAGCGGTGACGGGTCACGCCACACCTCAACGCTAGACACAAGGTTGCCGTCGGCGTCCCACGTTTCGTCAATGTCCAAGCGTTTCATGTGTCCCACCTTGCCCTCACCCAATAACAGAACAGGCCACTAGAGGTTCCCCCACCGGCTCCGAACGCTGTACCGGGGTTCTCCGCAACACCGAACGTTCGTGCAACCTCAGCGGTGAACCGGTACTGGTCGCTGTTGTTCATCGGGATAGTGCCCCGTGCAATGAAACCGCGATGGCCTGTGAATTGCGGTCGGGTTGCACTTGCGTCTGTCTGATACCTGAACAGGTACACACCGGGAGACAGCACAACGCTCAAAGAGGTCAGCGCCTTATCTCCCGTTGAGTCCACCGTGACGAGGCCAACGTCAGAAACCAAGTCGCCCGGTTGGAAATCGTCGCCTGCCTTGTAGATAGAGATTCGTCCCTGCGCTCCAGCCGTGCCAGCGACAGAAACCCTGACCATCATTGACGTAATTGTTATCTGTTTCTCAACTAGCACAGGTTGGTAGTAGGCGGTCGAAGCGCCTAGAAAGTTGATTGCCTGTCCGGTGCTAATGAACAACCCGGGATAGCCCCACCAGTTACTCACAGCGAAACGGTTGTTGATAGCGAGACCGGGACCGGTCGCACCCGTCGCACCGGTGGCCCCAGTGGCACCGGTAGCGCCGCTTGGACCTTGTGGTCCTGTGTCACCAGTCGGTCCTGTGTCACCGGTAGGACCTTGAACACCAGCCGCAATGTAATCCCAATAAGCGGTATTGACGGTGCCGCCAATAACCGGAGCCTCATTAGTGGAACCCGCCGTCGCAATGTACGAACCGACCGTCAAACCGACACCGGTGATCGTCCCGGTATAAACAACAATGTCACCCACCGAGTAGGTGGTCCCCGAGTTCCACTCGCCCTCCCACGTCGAGATGAACGCACCCGTTGGTCCGGTCGCCCCGGTCGCCCCGTTCGCACCCGTTGCGCCTTGCGGACCAGTTGCACCGGTCGGACCGACAGCACCCGTCGCACCGTTCGCACCGGTCGCACCCTGCGGTCCAGTTGCACCCGTGTCACCGACAGCGCCCGTGGCACCGATAGCACCTTGCGGGCCTTGCGCTCCTTGCGGACCTTGCGGACCTGCGGCACCCGTGTCGCCCGTCGCACCGTGAGCGCCCTGAGGACCCACCGCACCCTGCGGACCCTGCGGTCCCGTATCGCCTTGCGGCCCGATAGCACCCTGAGCGCCCGTAGCACCCTGCGCACCAACGGCGCCCTGCGGACCGGTGTCCCCCGTAGCGCCGACAGCGCCCTGAGGACCGACCGAACCCTGCGGACCAGCAGGACCCGTATCGCCCGTGTCGCCCTGAGGTCCCTGAGGACCGATGGCCCCCTGAGGTCCCTGAGGACCCTGAGCGCCGGTAGCCCCGGTGTCTCCTGTGGACCCGGTAGCACCCTGCGGACCCTGCGCTCCTTGCGGCCCCTGCGGGCCTGTAGCACCCTGAGGACCAGCGGCACCCTGAGCACCGGTAGCGCCCTGAGGACCGGTCGGACCCTGAGCGCCTGTAGCGCCCTGCGGACCGATCTCGCCTTGCGGACCCGTGGAGCCTTGTGACCCTTGCGGGCCGACTGAACCCTGCGGCCCTTGCGGACCGGTAGACCCCTGAGGACCGGTCGCCCCGACCGCACCCTGAGGACCTGTGGCACCTTGCGAACCCGTAGCCCCCTGTGGGCCTGCCGCTCCCTGAGGGCCGGTTGGACCTGTAGGGCCTTGCGGACCCTGTTCACCGGTCAACGCCAATACCAAAATAACCTCGTGGTTGTTGGCGAACCCGGTTGTTCCGGTGCCGCCACTAGCAACCAGCGTCACAGGAAACACCCAATACGTCACCTGATTAGTTGGCGTGCCGGACACTTCCCACCGTTGGAAGTTGTCGGACAACGAAGCGTCCTGAATCACGAAAGTGTCGCCGTCGTTCAACAAGCCAAGAAAAATATCAACGTCAAAGCCGTCTTTGTCAATGTGACTGACGTGAATTGCCGTCGCTGACGTTTGCGTAGCGTTGTTGTAGAGCAGATGAGTGTTGCCGGGATTACCGCTTGTGGCGGTGGTCTTGACCTTGTAGTTGTAGAACGACGACGACTGCCCGGCTGCGCCTTGCGGACCCGTCGCACCGGTGTCGCCCGTCGCACCCGTCGGTCCCTGCGGACCCTGAACACCTGTCGCGCCTGTTGCGCCTTGCGGACCTTGTGGTCCTGTTGAACCCTGAGGTCCGATCGCACCCTGCGGGCCTGTGTCACCCTGAGGACCGGTAGCGCCCACCGCCCCCTGTGGACCTTGTGGGCCGGTATCACCCTGCGGGCCGGTGGCACCCACGGCACCCTGCGGACCGATAGCGCCTTGCGGACCGGTAGGCCCCGTGTCACCCGTCGCGCCGGTGTCCCCGGTCGCGCCCGTGTCGCCAGTCGCACCGATAGCACCTTGCGGTCCCTGAGGACCGGTCGGACCCTGCGAGCCGGTCGCACCCTGCGGGCCAGTAGCGCCCTGAGGTCCCTGAGGACCTGTCGCCCCTGTGTCTCCGTGAGGACCCGTCACACCCTGCGGACCGGTTGGACCTTGCGGCCCGGTGTCGCCCGTGTCGCCTTGCGAACCTGTCGGACCTTGCGGACCTTGCGGGCCGGTATCACCAGTCGCACCCACCGCTCCGGTCGCGCCCTGAGGACCGATAGCGCCCTGAGGCCCTGTCTGACCCTGCGGACCTGTATCGCCTAGCGGCCCCTGAGCGCCCTGCGGACCGGTCGCCCCCGTCGCGCCAACAGCCCCCTGCGGCCCGGTTGCACCAACCGCCCCAGTCGCACCTGTAGGACCAACTGCTCCGGTAGCGCCAACAGCACCCGTGGCCCCCTGAACACCAGTAGCCCCAGTCGGGCCAACAGCGCCCGTCGCCCCGATAGCGCCCGTAGCGCCCTGCGGACCGATGGGGCCGGTAGGACCAGTCGGGCCATGCGGACCGATCTGACCCTGAGGACCGGTAGAACCCTGAGGTCCCGTGGGACCTTGAACACCTGTCGCACCCGTAGGCCCAGCAGCCCCCTGTGGCCCAGCAGCCCCCTGCGGCCCTGTCGCACCTTGCGGGCCAGCAGGACCAATCTCGCCAGTACCAATAATGGTGACAGCACGATCCTCAATCGAAACGATTGTGACCTGCTCGTCTACAACCTCAACAGTTGTAACCGCCCCCGAATCAACAACAACAGTTGTTTGTTCGCTGCTCAACGGGTTACCTCACCACGAACATCAACCCGTCCAAACACAAGGGTTAGAACAACCCCGCCGACAATCTGATGAACGTCATAGCGATGAACACCCGTTTCCAAATCAGCGCAAGTCGCAGCATCAATTGTAAAAACCACGACACCAGTAGCCGCATTTGTCATATCAACAGAAAAAGTGGCTTCAATCGTGTCGTAAGAACTACGACGACGAACCTGTGATTCAAAGGTTTTCCCACTCACATTGATGGGATCGCCGTCAGCATCAACGATACGAATCTCATGCGTGAACGTATCGCCCTGATAAATCTCTAAATCGCGTCGGGCTGCCACCGCAAAACCTCAAAAGTTGGGGACTGGTTCAACCCAACATTCTACACACAGTTACCCGCCCCGACTTACCCCATCCTTCAACACGGCGAACCGTTGACGCACCCGATCCTCCCAAATCTCTAAAGGTTCAGTCGGGTCCATCGCCACTTGACCGGCAGCCAACTCCCACAACAAATCGTCGGGATCACCTAATGACACAGGATTCTCAGACAGAAAAGCCTGAACTCCCGCACCGAAACCACCTGTCAAAGATTCCTTATTGCCGCACTCACACAAAGAACAGTCATTACAAGCCATACCGGATTGTATAACTAATCGGTTTGCTGCAACTCAGCGACACGCAACTCCGTCAAAGTTTCAGACAGAACAGACAAAAAAGCCTGCAAATCTTCGTAAGTTCCACCAACCATAAAATCTTCACTTGTCAAAACACACAACGTCAACGAACCATTTCGGGCGAAATGAGCGTGACCGGTGACTGGACCCGACGACCAAAGGGTTGCATCGGTCGGCAAAGACTCTGAACCCGGAGGAAGAATCCGCACCCCTTTGTTGTGTGGCATCACAACTTCACGACGAACCGTAGCGTCCCAAAAACTAGGCATTTGTCTGACCTTTCAAAATGTTTGAAATCATCGAAGCAGCAACCACAACCGCATCAAACTTGTTGGCGTTCATAATCACGGTATGCACAACAAGTTCGCCTGAATCGTTTGTTTCACCAAACTTGAAAACTGGAACCAAGTTCTGATAGTCGGTCCAAACCGACAAAGTTTTTTGCGGACCGTGAAACTCAAATCCCAACACCGCATCGGCCCGATCAGCAAAAATCGGGCTTTGCTTCCCCCAAGAATCAGGGTGGAACGTTTCAAGAATGTTCCCTAAAAACTCTGCACTTTCCGTCAAAACGTCTAGGTCCATCTCTGTCTCTCTTTCCGCTACGGCCTCACGCTCAGCCCAGCGCCAATAGTTTCCTTCGTCCGATTCCCAATACTTCTTGTCCAAATGCTGTTCAGCCCAACCATCTGCGTCAATCATCGCCACACCGCCACAATCATTTCAGCGATCAAATCCAAACCGATTACAAGGTTTCTGCCCCGGTACTGCATCTGCGCCTCGCTGTTCAGGTACAGAAAAGAAATTCCGTTTTCGTCAGCGATAACAACAATGCTGTCGCCGCGCTCGTCCGGGGTAAACAGAATGAACTGTGCATGGACACCATCAGATTCAATCGGCGTGAACAGCGAGGCAATACTTTCTTCCAGTTCGATCATCAAATCTTGCAGAGCATCCAACAACCAAGTGAATTCGTTCTCAACCATTTCGTTCCTCTCTTTCTTCCAACAAAAGGGCGCAGGTGGCCCGGTCCACGACAAACCGGGCCACCCACTTCAACGGCTTGGGTCCACGACAAACCCGTCACCGTTGCGACCAAGTTCAACCAACAGATAGAACAAGATCGGCGGCCTTATTCTTCCAATCGTCAGTCAAACCAAGAATCGTTGCCTCGGCACGGCGATCATCAGAAAGCCGTGGACGAAGATGATCCGAATACTCCACAAGAGCGTTGTAAACAGACCAACCGCTGTAACCGAAGTTCTTGCCACAAGTATCTGAATCAAGCAGCGCATGAAGTTCCATGCGGCGAGTCTCAGCAATCGTTTCGGCGTGACGAGAAGGTTCGTCGTTCATCGGCCACAACTTCGACTCAACACGACTAAGCAGGTCATGGCCCTGCCCCTGTGAAGCACCATCGTTCACTCGCAGCAAACGATTAGCCAAATCAGCGAACTGCTGCTCCCAACTGTCTGCCAAGCCGAGTACCCGCTGGGCGTCCACCAACATCGTTTCAACATTGGTGGTGTGGCGGGCACGGAATGTGCGTGTAGCGGCGTTCAAACCTGCGGTCACGGTGTTCTGACAAACCCACCGAATGTTGCTCATGGCGTAAGTCACCGCAGCGGTGCCGTCATGCGAAGTAAGAACACCAAGCCCTCGGGTCACCTTGTCGTCAATGCCGTTCGGGTCAATAGTCAAATGCCCCAAATCAATGTAAGCAAAGAACCGTTCGCCATGACCAAGAACACCACAAGTGTCCACGACCGCTTTGCCGTCTGCACTAACCACCGCCAACGCACGATTCAAAACGTCACGGTTCTGAACAATGCCGTAGGACTCGCCCACAACACCAAGGACACAACTCGACGGATCACGATCATCGTCTGCTTCGACGCTACGGACAGTTGCCCGACGACCCGGAACTTCAACAGCCCCACTTTCAGTCATCACATACAACGGTTCAGAAGTGACCGTGTAGTCGGCGCGAGAAGCAATCAACATATCTTCCGCTGTCGCCAAACCATCCATCTTGACACCCAACCGATGCCAAGGATTCTCGGCCCCGTTGTAAGCGAAAGATGTTCCATCTCCGTACTGTTCAAGATTGTGCGGCATTATCAGCCCTCCTTCCGCAGCGAATCACGACGACGACGCTTCGCATCAACGATGCGGGCATCAACAACCACCGTGTTCAGATTGATTGACTTCGGCTTCCCGTCCAAATGGGAACCGATTGCTTGCAGCAGACCGGAAACGGAAACCCCGTTAGTCGCTGCGAAGTCATGCCACGCCTCATGTGCATCTGCATCTAGGTAGGCGTGCATTGCTGCCTTTTGCTTTGTATCCACTTTTCTTCCTCCTGTTTTGATGGTACTTGCTTGCTGTGACAACTAGCCCCGGACGCCTTCTGCGTCAGAGCGACGCCAGTTCTTTGTCGTAGGTACGCTTCATTGCTTCGTAGTAGGAAAGTTTGATCCAACCCCGGTCAGTCTCCCAGCAGTAGCGCATCATCTCTGCCGCCTCATCGCGCAGTTGTCGGATTGCATTTGGGGGTGGGAGGTAGGAGGTCAGCATCGTCAACTGTCGCTTGGCTTCCTGTTGGCCTCGCTGCCGTGCTGCTTGGGCCTCGGCAGAAAGCATCTCTGTGATCACTATCGCTTCTCCTTGCGGCGGGCAACTGGCCGGAAGCGCCGCCTTTTGCTTTGTATCCACTTTTCTTCCTCCTGTTTTGATGGTACTTGCTTGCTGTGACAACTAGCCCCGGACGCCTTCTGCGTCAGCAATGACTACCGGGTTCCCGACCGGACGAACGAACGCCACCCAATCCTTGCGTTCTGCCCATCGCTTCGCAATCACGGTTGCGCCCTCTAAAGCGTTGCGCCCCGTAAAAACCTGCCAGTCGGGTTCGTCGGTCTTGATGTTGTGACCTACGACGATGTAAGCGTCCATGAGATTGTCCTTTCGGTTGCTTGCTGTTTCTTCCACGACCACCACCCTACCATACCTATAAACAAATGCAACTCTTTCAAAAAGAAATTATCCATTGACGCCAATCCCCATCAGGCACCCGCAGCAAATCTCTGTAACGCCAAGGCTGCGAAGGCAGGTACAACCACGCCGAAAAGTCTTTTGTCCGTACAATCGTCCGGTCATAAAAATCGGGGTAGCCCTCCAAAACGTCCAAGTCTCGCCGCAACTCAAACGCGAACTCCGGCTTTGGGTAAATCAAATCCACCCAAATCGAATCGGTTTCGTCGGACCGCAACGCAAACGGAAACCCCAGCCCGTGACGGGTAACCAACCTGAACCCCGGCAAGTTCAAGGAACGACCACAAACCTCCGCACGTCCGCGCCACAAACCATCATTCCCACAGTTCGGCCTCAACGACCCATACACCGCATAAGGCACACAAAAATCTTCACCCATAAAAACACCGTCCTTTCCGACAGTTCGCTTCCTAAAAAACACCCCCAAAGTTCGCTTCCCCAAAGGGGAGGGGGGGGGTACCAAACCCAAAAAAAGATTAGGGGGGGTCCCCAAAAAGGTCACACCACAACCATCAAAAAACCTGACCCGTCAACACTCCACGACGACGCATCAAAAACGTCCGTCACAGCATCAGCCAACATTCCTTCCCAACAAGGCTCCCCAAAACCCCAATCAGAAACCCGCCCACCATTACGCAACACAACCACCAACCAACCCAACTGACAAGGCGACACACCACTCCGGCACACATCAGCCAACACAAAACCCCAACGCTCAACCAGTTCAACACCACGATCCCAAAACCAACGCAAAGACTGAGAACGAACATCGTCAACACCAAAACCAGCATCATGCAATGTGACCGCACCACCCGATTCCAAAGTGTCCGGCAACAACCAAGTCCACAACTCAAACTGGACAACGCCAGCCACCAACGCCACCGTGTTCGCACACCCCAACTCCGGTCGCCAATCATCGGCAACAACAACACCCAAATCAGAAACGCTCAAATCTTCCATGCCAAACCTCCCATACAAACCCAACAAAGAACCTAACAACGGTCACCATACACAAGAAGCACAACCAACACAAACAAAACAAACCACAACACAAACAACCACACAACAACTCAACACAAAAAAATCGCAACCTCACACAAAAAACTTCAACACCCCAAAAAACTTTTTCAAATTTCAAAAAAAAATTTCGGCGGTAAAATAAATCAAAGGCCCAAGAATTCCAATCCCATTGGGTTTGACCGGCCTTGGGCGTCCGCCCGCTCGCGAGTTATCCACAGGCTGTGGATAACCTGTGGATAACCTGTGGATAACTTATCCACAGACTTATCCACAGAACACCTGTTCGGTGGATAACCCTGTGGATAACAAGGCGCCGAGGGCGGCCGCTGTGCAGCCCGCTGTGCCCCGTCGAGGTCGAGGGCTGGGGGATCGGTCGAGGCGTCGAGGTCGCCCCGGGTCGAGGTCGAGGGCGCCCCCGGTCGAGGTCGAGGCGTCGAG